CTGTATAGATTTGACCATTTGTATATGAGAATAGTCTTATCTTGCCATCCCAATGTCTTGAACGATAGGCTGGCATAAATTTAAAACCAGGTACAGAAAATGTAAAGTGTTCTCCTAAATCTCTACGAACATCCTCATCAGCATCCACTACTAAATGTATATCGTTCTTCTTTGTGAGTATTAAGTTTCTCATATATTTGCATTTTGTAAATAACGATGGCCACCATAGTGACCTCTTAGTATTATATTCCATGATATACTAATTCTAGTATCAGTAGCTGCAGGCACCCAATGATATAACCAAGAAGGAAAAATTACGCCTGTACCTTTTACAGCAGTAAAGTCAAACATAGATACATTGTCAATAGTACTTTCAATACATGTAGGCGATAAAACTTCAGGACGAGGGTCAAAAAATTGTACAGGCGTTCCGTTTGTTAAGTAATAAGCACCAGACAACACATTGTTTGCATGAGTATGGGGTGCATGATAATGCCCCTTTTCATATTTACTTGCCCACATATTAGTAATTTCTATACTATCATATGTGTATTTAAAAGTATCAGTCAATATAGTATTAGTTGTATCAAGAATAAATTTTGCAAACTGTGGTATATGAATATGTAAGTCATTAATAGTGTTTTTTGGAAAAACATCTGGTCGATATTTAAATCTATCAAACTCTTTATGTACTACTGATTCTTCTTCATTAGAAATATCATAACTAAATTCTGTTAGTATAGTAGGAAAGATTCTATGTGTTATTGTTTTCATTAGATAGCACCAGAAGTAAATTTTCTCCATTCTATTGAGTTTCTTATTTGCCAATCACGACCACTAATAATCTTTAGTGTTCTGTCTAAGTAATTGACAACAGTTTCTAGATACTCTATCTTTTGTTTTGACTTGATTAAATCTTCATCAGAATCAAGATACTTATCTAAGTCTGACTTCATGATTTTTAAATTGAAAGGCTTTTGTTTATAGACTTCTGGACTTGCCTTACCTGTATAGTATTCCCATTTAACTCTTTTAAGTATCTTGTAATCAGATTCAGCTCGTGTCATTAACAATTTAAAGTTATTGTAATGTTTAAGATATTTGTTATGTAGCTGAGGTGTCTTTAGAGATTCTAAGTCAAGTTCAGATTCATTTATTTTTAGGTCTTTATCGACCAGTTCTTGTAGTTCTTCTAATGTCATAATAAAATCACCGGTTAATTATATAAATTCTAACTATATTTAGTTAGATGTTAAGTAGTAGATTCAACAGTTCGAGGGTCATTAATATTTGCAAACTCATATATTAGATAACTAAACGCTACTGTACCTGTAAGATATGAAGTATCACCAGCTTGTTGGTCATAAGATAAACCTGATAGTGAAGTAGGATATAAATCTCTAAATCTCACTTCTAATATAGGATTGTTTTTACTTGATAGTATTGATAGTGTAGCGTCTGAATATTGAGCGCCAACATCAAAACCTACATCATCTACTTTACCTGCTTCTCTACTTTTTGCAGTTGCATTACTTGTAGGAAATCTATCACTACCAGCATTAATAAAAGTTTCAAACTGTGCATGACTTTTAGGAAAACCTAGACCTGTTAACCAACCATGTATCTCACGATAGTTCTCTAAGTTTTCATCAATCATAAAATCTACATTTAAAGAACCATATGTTAAATTATCTCCAGGTATTGGTATAGTTTTTAATGGTGTATCTTGTGAAGTTTCACCCAATGTAATACCAGGTATGTTTACAGATGTACAGAAAAATTCTACTTTGGGCAGTTTAGTAATATTAAACTTAAACTGTGTAGCAGCTGCGTAATCTAACTTAGTTGGTTGTCTAGTAAGTGAATTTAGTTCTGTCATGGTGTAACATCTATTGTAAACCTATTCGCATTTTCATCATAATCAATAGTAGAATTGCCTACAAAAGAGGCGTCATCATCTGACCAGGTAAGATATAAATCTAATGAACCTATTTGTTGTTGATTATCACTTTCACTTGCTTGTCCTGTCAGTTGTGCTGACCTTCCTTTTCTTGTGCCAGATTCTTCATAATAATAAAAATACTCTTTTTGTCCTTCATTGTTTAGAACCAAGTAATGTTTAATGCCACTAGTATCATCGCCATCTACATTGTAAACAGGTTGTTTAGTGCCTACATTAATTATATCAAATGCTAATAAAGGTATTAGTGTACCTATCTCATTGCCAAGTATTGAAACACCATCATTAAACACCAATTTTCTTGAATATAAAAGAATATACTTATTTACAGGGTCTTGAAAATAATCAGTAAATTCTTCTAATGCTTTATCTGTAATTGTAATTGCCATAGTACTATTTATAAAGAACCTTAGGTTGGCAATCACCAGGTTCGATAAATATTTTAGCATTTTTTAACGATTCTGTATGATTTCTATACTTATCTTCAGCAGAAGTAATTACTATTACCTCTCTGTTTACACCCTCATAAGAAATATTAATAGATTGAATATCATCATCTTGATTTATTGTAGATGTAGGCCTTTTAGTTTTTATTCTGTGTACTAATACAAACTCTTGATATACCCAATTCCAAAACAATACCTTACTATGATTTTCTTCTGGAAAATATGAATGTATATTAAATGCAAATACTTTGCGACCCCTATTACCCCAAAAAGTATTTGTTCTTAAATATTCCCAATGGTCATTTTTTGCTGGTTTTTGTATATCTACTACTCCTTCTATTGGTGTGCAACTTTCAATTTCGTGGGCCTCATTGTTTGGATAACAATATGTGCCATTTTTCATTTCTTCTCGTAATTTTTTAGTATTAACTTTCATTTTCATATAATCATCTACATAAAACTCATTATCACTTTCATATGCCATTTTCATTTCTTCATGATTATCTACAATGCCTAAATGAAATCTAATTCCTATAGGATATTGACCATACACTTTCATATGAGTTTTATCTTTATACATTCCATTCAATAACCACTTATGTACTGTATTATCTATTATCATTGCATATTAATTGTTAGTGATAGTCTAGGACCATCTGTGTTTTTTACATAATGTTTAGTTCCTTTAGGTATGTATAATACATCTTCAGGTGGCAATATAACATCTTCAGTTTCATTTAAAACCCAATGAGAAGTGCCATAAATTTGTTTTACATAAACATCATATAGTGGGTGGTCATGACTTTTAAAACCACCTTTACCTTGTTTACTCATATAAAAATTGCCATACACAGGATAAAATGCAAAGCTATCTGATATTGCACCTTCTAACATTCTTAATTCTTCAGTTAAATCAAAAATATTAGACATTATAATTGTATGACCTTTTTCATAGTAATCTAATATCTTAAAATACTCTAAGTATCCTTCAGAATCAAACATTCCTCTGTGTTGAGATTCACCATCATAAGAGTTTATAACTTCTATACTAGGAGACTGTGTATGAAACTCATGGGGAAATCTTCTTCTCATTTTCCAAAAATTTAACACATCTTTTTCTTCAATATGTAAAGTATATTCTTCTAGTAATTCTTTAAATTCTAATCCCATTGCAATTGTCCTCCTTTACTAACATAAGAATACCAACCAGTAAATATTTTTTTCTCTGTTTTAAAACTAGGCATTCCTCTATGTGTATGTGTAAAGTCTGATGGCCAGAATAATAACAATCCTTTTTCAGGTTTCATTTTATATTTCTGATATAGAAAGGCAGTTTCACCACCGTCTTCACATTCATTTAAATACATCATCCAGACCAACATTCTTTTAGTACTCTCAATACTACCTCTTTCAGCATGCCAACCATTATATGCATGACCTTTTGGATATACTTGATAATTAAAGCCAGGGTCCATTTTAAATGCACCACTTTCTTTTAACATAGGATATGCCTGTATATACTGGTCTAATGCAAATTGAATCCATTCTAACATATAATTTATTTCTGGAACATTTAAAGTAGGCCAAGTTATATCATTTTCAATACATTCTTTATAAGCATGAGTTTTACCATCCCAATTTTCTAATTCACCAGTAGATGAGTTCATAGTAGCGCCACCTCGCAAATCTAAAGTATTAGCCCAATCAATAACAGGATTAATAACATCATCAGGCGCATAATAACCCTTAATGAATAAGTCATCCTGTTTGTTAATTTCGTGTTCTTTTATATCACTCATACTCACATGCCATAATTTATAATATTATATAGTTATTTATACAAGTTTTAGATGTGAAAAGGGGCGTTCATCACGCCCCAATTCGTTTTACTATTGAAAGTAAAGATTACATTAAGTTTGCAACCTGTACTCTACGGTAGTATCTGTTAGCGTTTGCAGAACCACTACCGTTAATAACAGCAGCGTCGCCTGTACCAGCTTCAGCAAATGGGTTAGCTTGTAAACCATATCTGGTTTTAAACCCAATTTTTGGTTGGAAAGTATCTTGACCAACAGCACGGACCATTTGTAATGGTACATACGGACAGTAGAACATTCCACTATCATATGGTGAAGAACCTTTGTAACCTACTACAAAGTATTGTTTAGCAGTGTTATTTGCAGAATATGGGTCAATATAAACTTTATATTTACCATTCAGAACACCAGCAAAAGTATTACCTGTGTCATCAACATTTAGATTGTTGTTTAACGCAGGAGCGTAATCTAATACACCAGCCATTTGAAGTGCAGAAGCAACATCAGATGAACAGATTATCATATTACCTTTCCCTCTACGAGTTCTTTGTGCAATAGCATTAGCTTCTCTTTCTACTTGGAACATAAGTCCTTTGAATCTTTCAACACTCCAACGACCGTTAGAATCTGTATCAAGGTCAAATATACCTTCACTAGTTGTATTAACTGTTCCAGTATTTGCAGAAGCACCTTTTTCAGCGTTTTTGTAGATAGTTCTAACTACTTCACGGTTGATTTCAGCTAGAATTTCACTTGATAAAATATTAGCAAGTTCAGTTTCAGCGTCAAGTCCATGAATCGCTTTCAAGTCTTGTGCAAGTTCCATTGTGTATTCAGCTTTCAACGCTCTTGATTTAGCAGTTACAGTTGATTTCTCAATACTGAACGCCATTTCAGCAAACGCATTACCTGAATCTTCACCTAGAGATTCAGCCGCAGCTGTACTCATACCAGTACCAGATGTAAAGGTACCAGGTGAACCGTCATTTAAGACAGCAGGGTTAGTTCCAGAGTGAGCTGTTTCTGAGAAACCATCAACAGCAGAACCAGTCGCATTACGACCAGAAAAGTCTGTATCAGCTTCATCAAATAAAGCCTCTGTGCCACTCATGTTAGTATATCTTGAACGCATTGCAAAGATAAGACCTGTTGGTCCTGTCATTGGTTGTACGCCACAGATATCATAAGCAATAAGATTTGGCATAGCTCTTCTTACTAAAGAAATTAGGATAGGATCCCAATTACTTACACCAGAACCAGTTTGGTTAGTTGGTGTTTCAGCAAGGAAAGCTTGGTCTTCTTTAAGAGCCCTTTCTTGGTTCTCTAAGATGACTGAAGTTACGGCACGCTTATAACTATCCTTTACTTCAGGAAGTTCCGGATGGTCTAAGACTGGCTGCCATTTCTTTTCATAAGTTTCCGATAAGTACATATCTTCTTCTCTCCTTTGTTTAGTTACTTAGATATTTTAATATCTTTTGTTTTACTAATTGCGTTGGTATATGCAGCCATAGCATTCGATAAATCTTCGTTAGAATTTTCATCGCCCACCGCAACATCATCTATGTCTGTGTTATCCACAGACTTCTCAGCTTTTTGCCCAAAGTAAGATTCCTTAATGGTTTCTACTTTTTTTGCAAAATCTTCTTCAGAAGAATACTCAACTCCTTCTACGAGACTGTCGAATTTTTCTTTAGCTGTATCAGCTAAGTCTTTAGAATTTTCATCAATGATTTCTTGGCGTTTATAGCCACCATTAACTTTATTCATTTCAACATTCTTCTCAATTTCTTCGTTAAGTTTTTTCTCTAATCCCTCAATCTTAGAAGCTTGGTCTTCAAGAACATCATATTTCTCATCTGGGACATCAATATAGTGGTCTTCAAATAATTTTTTGAGTCCACCGATGAAGTCCTCAGCGATTTCGCCCTTGATACCTCTTTCTAGTGCTAACTTGTTTTCTTTCATCCATTCTTCAACAACATAGTTTAAGTATGAATCAACTTTTT